CCAACTGATGGAACTCAAAGGGATGAAGATATGATTTCGGGCATCGATGGAGGTGCTAGTGGAACTGGTATGAGATTAAGAATCACTTATGAAGCATGGCCAACTGGAGGCAGTGGTAGTTCTAGTAATGATACTAGATTCCGTATTGATCAAATTCTCAATTCTGGATCTGGTTATAGTGTTGGTGATATTCTTACAACACAATATTGGAATGATATTCCTGGCACTTCCGATAGACTGCTTAGAGTAGATGCTATTTCTGATGCTGGCACTGGCGGTGCTGCTGAAAATATTAGTGTTATCTTTACTCAAAGTGATGTTTTTATGGATATGACTAATGGAACGTTCAAATATTCTTCTAGTTTCAAGAGACCAACTCCTGATGTTGAGATGCGTCCACAAAGACAAGTTCCAATTATCAACCCATTCCAGAAGACTAAATATATCATTAAAGCATATTGATTATGAAAAATGGTGTGGGTGCTCCAGATTACAGACCTCTAGAGTTGATGCTTGATGAACGAATTACAAAAGTTGAATTTGATGATTTTATTGGTGTCTGGCCAAACTTTATGCCAAAACCATTTTGTGATGAATTAATTCAATTTGCAGATACTGTGTTTGATACTGGGTGTATCGAAGTTCCTGGAGCTACGAATCAAGAAAATCCAGATGGAGAAACTGCTTTTGCATCTTCAATGCAATATGGCGGTGATTTAAATAGAAAAGATTATGCATTCTTATTAAATTTTGCTAATAGAACACTAGCATTTCAAGTTAATTCTATACTAAAGAGTTGTGCTGGTCATTATGTTCATCAATATCAATCATTAAAAAATACTGCATTAATATCTACAGATATTAAATTTCAGAAAACTCCTCCTGGAGGTGGATATCATTTGTGGCATCATGAAGATGCTGATCTAGCACATTCTCCAAGAGAATTAGTTTGGATGATTTATTTAAATGATATGCCAGATGGCGAGGCAGAGACTGAATTTTTATATCAAAGACGTAGAATTAAACCAACTGCAGGAACAGTTGTTTTCTGGCCAGCGGGGTATACACATTCGCATAAAGGCAATACAGTGATGACTCAAGATAAATATGTTATAACAGGATGGTACATTAAAAATTCCTAAAAGATATGAAACTCAAAAACATTGTTATCGAACTCGATTTTCTCAATAAGTTTGCACATGCAAATGTCGAACTTGGGATCTACGATGGCAGATATTTTAATCCTGCCGCTAAAAAAACAGCATTGGATGAGGAACTTCTAGAACAGTTTCTTGATAAATCTGTTGATGATTTTTGGCATAATAGTAATGATAAATTAGATTTTTTCCAATATTTTGATGATGGATCATACTTCTGCCAGAGGCAGAAACTACAATATGATTTTAAAATGGAATCTTCATATTACAAAACATATTCTTTTACTGGTGCTACACCAGAACAAGCAAAAGAATTTTCTGATTTGTGTATTACATTTTTTGAAATTGGTAATGAGATAAAAGATGTAAAAATTGACAAGGTAATTAAGGAAGTAGATGAAGAAATTCTTTTCTATGAACAGAGAATGTTCAAGATTAGAAGACAAAAAACTGAGATGTTAAATCTTTCTGATTGGAGAGTTCTTCCTGATGTTGAAGAAAAGTATGAAGGTGAGAGAGATAGATGGATTGCTTGGAGAAGATGGGTTCGTAAAGAAAGTATGCTTAGTCCGGCAGATCCAAGATTTGCTGGATCTGGATTATCATATTTCAAACATACTTATGAAATGCAGTGGCCTAGAGACCCAAGGTATTATGAAAATATGTACCCAGGTGGTAAATTGGAAGATGGTGTAACTGATGCTCCTGCATTTATGGATGAAAATGATCCTAAACAATGGGTTAAACATGATGCTGAAGCATCATCTGACTTCATGAAAAATAGAGAAGATCACATGTATCTGCTTGCCAATCAACATAAGCAGACAACTAGAAAAATCAATTCTAAGATGAAGGAAATGATGGAACTTCTTGGTGTTCCAGATAAAATTCCTGAAGATTGGGATAAGTATGTAGTTGAGTAATGATATACGAAATTGATTTATTAAATGATGAACAACTTGAATATATTAATCTATATTTTAATCACTTAACATTTAAAGACGGTAGAATAAGTAATCCTAACGCAACTAAAGTCTGTCAAACAGTATTTGATGGACCGGGACATGTTGACATGAATATACACTGTCGTGATATCATATCAAATACAAATTTACCTATTAAAATATCAGCAATATCTCAAATATACTTTGTTAAGTATAATGCTGGTGGTATGTATGAGGATCACTATGATGATGCCATGTCCGGTGGTGTCAAGTCAGATTATAGTATGACATGTTTTCTCTCTGATAACTATGAGGGAGGGGAATTGGTAATTGATAATGCTACACCTATTAAATTAAAGAAAGGAAAAGCAGTTATATATCCTGGTAATCTACTCCATAGAGTCAATAAGGTTATTTCAGGACGTAGAGATGTATTTGTATGTTGGTTACAAAAATGAATGACATTATACGATATGATAATTTCTTCTCACGTAGAGATTTTGCATTAATACTTGAGAAATTAAATCAACCAAAATGGGAGTATGGACATGGATCACAACCACCAGGACATCCAGAGAGAAAGATACCATTTTGGATGATGCATTTAGGTGATGACTTTTTCTTCACTGAATATCTTCTAAATATCATTGAGGAAAAGACAAATCAAAAATATGAACTAACTGCTCTTTATTGCAATGGTCATACATTTGGCACTTCTGGTAATTTCCATGAAGATTGGCATGATGATCGAGGCAGAACATTTCTTCTCTATGCTAACGATAGTTGGAATCAAGAGTGGGGTGGTAAGACAGTATTTAAAATAGATGATACATATCATTACTCTGAGTTTGTTCCTAACTCAGCAATCCTGTTCCCAGGAAACATTCCTCACAGAGCAGAAGGAACATCTAGATCATTTCTAGGTCTGCGTAAAACAATTGCTTGGAAACTCGTACTAAAATGAACACACCTTACGACGTATATTATTTTGATAACTTCATCGAGAACTATGCTCGCATGAAAGGTAAACCAGTTGTTATGCTGAGATCCTATGGGTGGAACAATAGTAATGATGTTGATGCAATCAATGCATCTTATGCTGTATATGAATCCATTTTGCCTGCAGATATGTGGGCAGCATTGAAGCAATCGGAATATGTTTTTATGGAAGTTGATGATATGCAAATGACTATCGAATTCTTAGAAGCAAATCTTCCATCAAGTCAAGCAGATACAAAAACACCAGAAAATTATATTTTCTATTCTGTGTGTAATGCTGAAGGTCAAATCATCGCAACGAACGAATAATGTTTTCTGATAGATTTATTGTTGTAGACAAATATAGTCTCACTAGTAGAGAGAAAGTTTCTACTATTGAGGCAATGCCTAGAAGATTTACATCTTTAGTTGATTCTCAGTATCTTCCTGAGATAGATGCTAATTTAAGACTCAAAATGAACAAATATTTTGAGTATCATTTTGATGACTCTCAATCTGATCCAGAATATGAATTTAATAATTATTTGTTCATCGAACATGTTGATGGCGAAGTTATAGAGTATCAAGCAAAACGTGGCATTAGATTTAGTAATGCTATTAAGCATTGGAATGATTTTAGTAGCAAAATTGATTGTCCTGAATTTGCAAATGAAGCATCGAAGATCATATCACTCACATCAACCACTAAATCTAGTCATACATTCTTGACAAGTTTCTTTTATAATAAAGATGGAACTTACAATGGTTATTCAATTTATGATGATGATTACAACTTTAATCAATTTGGATCTACTGAGTTTTTAGAAAAAATTAATAAACTACCCCAGGTTCATGCTCACTATGGTTTTGGTAGAATAAGATTTAAACCAGATACAACTGATATAGCATACAAATTATTTTATAATGTTACAACTGCATTTGAAAAGAAAGATGAATTTGTTTATGAAGTTGAAAGGAGAAATGAGAAAGCTTTAATGTATCTCGATACATTAACAAAAGAAAACCTAGACATTTTAACAGATGATGATGTAGATTACATTAAATCTATTTGCACAGGCAATTCCTGGTTTGATATTGAATTTATAGTAGGACAGGATGGATTGTGCAAGGATATGTTTGTGCATGTTCATAAAGTGGCACAGTTTGAGGACTTGACAGTAGGTTGACACCTGTGCTATGGTAGCAGAGCGTCCGTCGAACCCCATGGATTGGAATAGTACCACAAAACACGAGAAACGTAAAGATGCGTTCTATATCTTCTATGAGAGCGTTCTCAAACCAGACTATCAGCTACGTCAGGACGCACATGATCAGCAATGCTATCATGAGTTGTTAGAATGGCGCAATGAGATCATCGAATACCTTGACAAACGTCGCAATGAAGACTTTAATGACAACTGAAATCAACTGGAAAAATGAGTATTCAAAACAGCGCAAAGATCGTATGCAAGATGCGATCGATGATTATCTCAACGATGATAAAGTATCAGCACGACAAACGTATGAAGAGATGCTATCTGGC